TAATCTAATTATTTTTATGTTATCCATTTTTAAGCTCTATGTTATAGAATTTGTATTCGAACTTTTCATCATCATATATTTTAACACGTTCAACAAAATGCTTCAATGTATAATTGGTAAATTTGCCTATTCTAAAGTCATCTGCAATATCATATAATACTGCTTCTTCTTTGTTGTCACCCTTTCTTAAACCACGACCTATAGATTGTAAATTGCGAACACGACTTTTACTAGGGCTTGCAAATACCACATTATGCAAATTACGAATGTTAATACCAGTAGAGAAGGTACCATACGATGCGATAATAATAGCGTCATTTTCTTTTTCAGTAATTGCACGTATTGATTCTCGAACTTCAACATCTGTTCCTCCGAATACAAAGAATACTTTTCGTTTCTTCTTTTCTTCGTTAATTAATTGATATAATATTTTACCGTGTTTTTCAACAAATTGAAATAATATAAGTGAGTTGCCTTTTAATGATAAGGCAAGATTTTTAATGAATTGATTTCTTGCTGTGTTTCCTACTATGTAGTCCATCTCAGTATGATAGTCCCAATCTCTGGCTTGTTTACATACTACCTCATCATATTTTAAAACTAAACATTTAATTTTAAATGCGGCAAGATGGTCATTATCAATCAATTCTTTTGTTGTCACTGCCTTATAAACTGGACCAAATAAACCTTCTAATACTAATCGGTGTGTTTGTGTGCCGTCTAATGTACCTGTGCAACCAATTCGGTAAGATGCACGATTCAAACCAGTCATAATAGTTGTTAGTGACTTAGCTTTAAACTGATGCGCCTCATCACCTAAAACAAAATCAAACTGTTCAAAGTATTCTGGTGGATTCTTATAGATAGATTGCCAAGTTGTAATAGTTAAAAACTTGTTAGAGAATTTATCTTTACCTGCATATTGTCTATGGCAATATTCTTCTGCATCATATCCATAAGATTCGAAATCTGAATACATCTGTTCAACTAATGATGTTGTGGGAACAATCAATAAACCTTTTTTAAAATCAGAGTCTTGTATTTTTCTCAGAATGAGATATTGAATGAATGATTTACCTGATGCGGTAGGAGAAAGTAATAGAATTCGTTTATTACGAATCGCATGAACAAATGAACTCAACTGATAATCATGGGGTTCAAAAGGAACATTTAAAGTAGAAACAAATTCTTTAGCTTCTTTAATTGAAAAGTTCTCTGTAAGATTTACCTTTGGTTCTACAAAGATATTATAACTTCTTTCTTCACAAAACTTTTCAATATAAGGAACTAGACCATGATACATCTTACTGGTTCTTAAATCCAGCATACGTATCTTTCCATCCCAAATTCTGTTTTTATATGCCGGAGTAAATTGATAACCCGGTACATAGAATGTGAAATAATCTGAAAGCTCTTGTGCTACATTTCTTTCACAATCTATATGAACAAAGGCCTCATCGACCTTAGTAATTATAATTGTATCAGACACCTTGTATGAATCTTTCCCATTGTATAAAATCACGCAATTGGAAAGTTCTACTGTTCAACTCTTTGAGAATTGCTTGACACACATCAACAATTTCCTCATGCATAATTTTGCTTGCCATAAATTTATTTAAATCTTCGTCACTCTCCATATATGTAGTGATGTCGGATTTCAACACAAATTGGAATGGTTCCCAACCATAATGTTTTAGTTGTTCATCATCGAGTTTACCTGTAAAGTATTCCCATTTAACCTTTTTCATTTTGTTATACTTGAATTCGGCTTCTTTAGCCAAAAGACGGTGACGAGAAAGTATGTTCAAATACTTACTGTGTAGTTGCGGTATGTTGATTAATTCTTTGCCTGGTTCTGTTCTATCAATAACAGAATCCTTACGCCACATTTCAAGTAGTTCTTCAAGTTTATTCATAATAAAAAATCCTCCTTAAAGGATTATAACATAATTAAAACAGTTTTTCAATATCATAATAGGCAAATCTGAATGTCGCATCAGCTGTAATGATGGTATCTGGACTATCAGTTGCACTCATAACAAAAGTGGATAGAGTTGTTGGGAAACAATCTTTAAGTTTGAATCGGTAAAGTGGAGTGTTTGATGATGAATGTAGGGTGAGAATCGCATCAGAGAATTGTGGAGTTTTTGGATTACTAATATTCTTTGATAATCTACCTAGTTGTTGATATTCGGCAAATTCAGTAGGGAAAGTCATTGCACGAATCCAATCATGTATTTCTTTCCAAGCCGTCAATTCTTCATCAACATAAAATGTAACATTCATTAAATCATAGATTGCTTTTTCGCCTGGAGAATAGATGTCAATAAATGGGTTTGTTTGAACAACCTCACTTAATGAAATACCAGGTACAGAAACACCTTGGCAAAAATATTGTGTGTTTGGTAACCTAGAAAAGTTCAAAGTGAACTTGTTAGGTTGTAACATATTTGGATTGGTTGGGTTTCTAGTAATCGCAGTCATACTTGTATTTATCCATATAAAAAAAGACCACCCGAAGGTGGTCTTTTAATTACTCCTCTTAACGGGAGTTTTATTACATGATGTTTGCTACTTTGAAACCACGGTAGTAAACGTTGCTCATCGCTGTAATAGCGCCTGAACCTTGTGAAGAACCGTTTGCAAATGGGTTAGCAACCAAACCGTAACGAGTTTTGAAACCAATCTTAGGTTGGAAGTTGTTTGTGTCAACTGCACGAACCATTTGTAATGGAACGTATGGGCAGTAGAACAAGCCAGCGTCATAAGCATTTGAACCTTTGTAACCAACTACAGCAAATTCAGCTGTTGATGATACAGGGAAATACGGGTCAATATACACCTTGATGCGACCAAACAATGTACCAGCAAATGTGTTACCTGTATCGTCAACTGTCAAGTTTACTTGTGAGTTAAGAGCTGATTGATAGTCTAACAAACCAGCCATTGCCAAAGCAGAAGCTACGTCTGAAGAACAAATCAATGTGTTACCTTTACCACGGCGTGTTTGCTTAGCAATTGTATTTGCTTCACGCTCGATTTGGAATGCCAAACCTTTAATCTTTTCAACCATCCAACGACCGTTTGAGTCTGTGTCTAAGTCGAAAGTACCTGTTGTTGTAGTACCAACCTGAGCACCAACTTTAGCTGATGTGTAGATTGTGCGTAATACTTCACGGTTGATTTCAGCAAGAATTTCAGCAGACAAAATGTTTGCCAATTCTGTTTCAGCGTCAAGACCATGAACTGCCTTCAAGTCTTGTGCAAGTTCCATTGAGTATTCTGCCTTCAAAGCACGTGTCTTTGCAGTTACAGAAACTTTCTCAATCATGAAACCCATTTCGTTAGGTGTCAAATCTTCAGCAGTAGCTGTTGCAAGACCTGAACCTGTTGACAAACCTGATGTAAATACGTTGTCTGAACCTGTTGATGTGTCAGATGCTAATGAAAGAGCATCATGTGAACCAGTACCAGACCAAGCTGTGTTAGCTTCGCTGTAGAATGATTCGTTAGCAACAGAACGGCTTGTACCGTATGTTGAACGCATTGCAAAAATCAAACCTGTTGGACCTGTCATTGGCTGAACACCGCAAATATCATAAGCGATTAGGTTAGGCAATGAACGGCGAACCAAACTGATTAGAATTGGATCGAAACCAGCAACTGGACCTGTTGCAGTAGCACCGCCACCGAAACCGCCTGTACCTGCTGAGTTTGTTGGAGCTGTTTCGTTAAGAATACCAGCTTCTTTTTGCATAGCTTGAACTTGGTTTTCCAACACAACTGCCGTAACAGCTTTCTTGTATGGATCCTTAATTGCAGGCATATCAGCGTGTTCTAACACTGGTGCCCATTTTTGTTGTAATGATTCTGATAGATACATTATCGTTATCTCCTTAGAGTTGTTTTTAATTAATTATTTAAATGATTTTGTAATTGCTGCCATTGTAGCGGCGATATAAGGGTCATTAATGACTTGCTTTTTCTCTTCAGCAACATCTACTTCTTCATGAAGTTGTTCTGCATCTGCCTTTTTAACACCAGATGGGAAATAGTTTTCACGAATAGTTTCTAACTTACCTTTGTATTCTTCCTCTGTGGAGAACTCAACACTCTCTGCGAGTGATTTGATTTTTTCAACTTGGGTAGCTGTTAAACCTTCGCTAACTTCACGAGTAATTTCTTGTTTGCGTGATTCAACTAATGACTTCTTAGTTTCGATGCCACGCTCGATTTCCTCATTTAACTGACTTTCAAGTTCTTCAACTTTAGTTGCCAATTCTTCAACAAGGTCAACCTTTTCAGCAGGAACATCAATATAGTGTTCTGCGAATAGATTACGTAAACCAGAAATAAAATCTTCTGTCAATTCTGAACGTAAGCCAGTTTCGATAGCGATTTCATTGTCTGCAATCCATTGTTCTACAACATATGATAGGTAATCATTAACTTTTTCTGTCAAGTCAGCTTTAACTGCTTCAACAGCTTCTTCTAACATACCTGCATATTTTGCTTCTGTTTCTTCAGCGATTTGTGAAATACGGTCTTGAACACGTGCTTCAAAAATTGTAGAAACTTTAGATTTGAATTCTTCTGAAATAGTTGAATCATCTGCGAACAATGCATCAACATCTTCTGCAAATACTGAAGCTTCAACTTCAGCTTCTTCTTTTTTCATAGAATTTTGTGTGTCTGGTGAAGCGTCAGATGGCTTAGTAGTTGGTGCAGTTGCTGACTTAGCAGCTTTAGTTGCATCAATCTTGTTAGAATCATCATCTGGTTTAGAATTTTGTGGTGTTGGTCCGCCCAAATCTACAACTGTTGCCCCTGCGCTTGGCATTGGGTCAGCGTTCTTGCCTTTTGTTCCAGCAAGGATTTCAGCAGCAGCCTCAAAAAGTTTGTTTTGTGACATTAGGAATCTCCTTTTATTGATTGCTTATTTATATAATTTAAAGTTTTGAAATAAAATTATCGAAGAGCTTAATTGCAACCTCTTCTAATTGTTTACTTGAGGCTTTCTGAATTTGTCGTTTTGCGTTATCAATGTCAACCTCTACGTATCGACCTTCGACAAACAGCCATTCTTTGCCTTCCATGATGCCGTTAACAAAAGCACCAGGTGCAGATGGGTCAGCCACAATATCAGCTGCAGTAGCCAAACGGAAATCGTCTTGAACAATACTAAGACCATTGTCGCCTGGAACCAAAGACCCCATACCTCTTGAAGAAACACCTAAGTTTACGCCAGATTCAATAAAGTTCTTAACGATGTTACCATATGGTGTATCAAGAATTTTTGCTTTACCTACAAAGATGTTACCATCTTGTTTTAATTCTGTAATCAAATGAGATACACGTTCCAAATTAATAGATGGTGTATCTGGATGACCTAACTCACCCAAAGCACGTTTAGTATCTACATACTCTTTTACATAACGGTCTACTTCACGTTGTAGAGTATCGATTTTATACATACGGCGATTCTTG